ATGAAGAAACCCAAGCATGGGTAAAGGTTGATGTAAATGTCTGACCTTGAAAAAAACTTTGCTGTGCATGAAGCCATCTGCGCTCAGAGATATGAAGCAATTCAAAACTCTTTGCGTGAAGGCGATAGGCGCATGACCAAGATTGAGTACTTGCTGTATGCCGTCATGCTGTGTGTGCTGTTTGGCCCAGGCGTTGCTGGTGAATTTGTTAAGAAGCTTTTAGGGTTGTAACGATGTGGATCCTATATCCTTGCTATTCGCTGCCAATGCTTGTGTGGCAGCAATTAAAGAAGGATGTGAGCTTTATAAACAAGTCAAGACTTCCTTCATGGAAGTCAAGGCAACTGTTGATGAAGTCGCTGGGATATATACAGAAGTTACTGGCTTTTGGAATAAACTTAGTAACTTTTTTAAGCTTAAGAATAAGCCAGCCAAGTCATCTTCCACGCCAAAGCCTGTGGCGAAAAAGAAGGAGAAGTTCGTTGCCGTTGATGAGACTCAAGTCAAGGTCAACATTGTCAAACAACTTACTGAGTTCTTCAAGATACAAGAACAACTTGAAGCACACATAAGAGAAGAAGAAGAGAAGTCCAGAACTGTCTATGACCCAGATCAGAATCACATGGAGGCGGCACTAAAACGTGTGATGGCACAGCAGCAGATGGCTGAGTTGGTGGTTCAGATTCGTGAATGCATGGTGTACCAGTCACCACCTGAAATGGGGGCGCTGTACTCTGAAGTGTTCAACATGAGGGAGATCATTCAAGAGGAGCAAACACAAGCAAGGCTAAAACAAGAAGCAATCAAAAGGCAAGAAGCATGGCAACGCAAGGAAGAGGAAAGAAACTTCCAGCTAAAACTAGGATACCTAGTAGTGACTTCTATATTCCTCCTGTACGTTTGGATGTGGCTCCTGTTCGTAAGCCAATTGGGGAAGAAATAATGGGCTGGATTGCTGCTTGTGTGTTGGTTGCTTTGTTGTTGCCACTAATGGGGTTTCTTTATCTTGACATACTGGAAGCAAAGAATGAAACCAAGGCTCAAATGGAAAAGGTTGAGAAGTTAAGACGGCAAGTTGAACAGAAGGAAAGGGAGAAAGAGAAATGAAAATAGTTTGCTTGATGGCATTGTTTCTGTTGTCTGCTTGTGAAGATAGATTCAGATACCCTTGCCAAGACCCCAAGAACTGGGAGATTGATGAATGCAAACCACCCATCTGTTCAGCCACAGAGACTTGTCCAGAGCAATTAACTAAACCAGCACAGGAGAAAAAGTGATGCCTACCATTGGATACAAACCTAACAACCGCATGACTGCCGAAGAGATTGAAGTTCGCATCTGGGCAATCGTCATCTTCTCATTGACCATGATTCTTCTTGGTTCTGTTGCCATGTTCTTGTACAGCGTGTCATTCGTAACTCAACCCATGTCAGGCATGGCTGCCATCGACAAGGTGTATACCCAGCAAATCAATACCATCATGGTGTTTATTACTGGTGTACTGGGTGGCGTGGCTGGTCGTTCTGCTGTGTCTGCCAGCGCCAAAGCAATTGCCAAGGCTGATGCTGACTCTGACAATGAACCTAAGATGGAACCAAAGGAATGAGTCTATTCAATCCTTGGGTACTGCTTGGCATTCTTGCGGCTTTGATTGGCGCTTGCACAACTGGATACATGAAAGGTGGATCTGATGAAAGCAAGCGCCAGCAGTTGGAGATTGCCAGGCTGAACGAACAAGCACGAGTGAAGGAGCAAGCTCTGGTTACTGCTGTGCAACAACAAGCAAATCAACTGGTGAAGGCTGAACAAAATGCAAAGACTGTCATTCAAAAGCGCAATACTGACATTGACTCTGGTGCTTTGCGGCTGCGGATCCCTGTTAAAGCCACCGCCTGCACCGTACAAACCACCACAGATCCCACCCCTCCCCCCAGAGATAGCGTTCAAGCAGGAGCCGAACTTGAGCGAGAGACTGCTAAAACTCTTATCGCCATCACAGACGATGGAGACAAAGCAATCAGACAGCTCAACGCCTGCATCGATGCCTACAATGCCGTCTACCAAACCATGAAAGGAAACTGATGAACTCTGAACAATTGGCCCATGCTTTGAAATTAACGCCTGCAAAGGCAGAGGAGTGGATAGATGCAATCAATGAAGCTTTTGATCGGTTCGATATCAACACGCCTGAGAGACAAGCTTGTTTCTTGGGGCAATGCGCTCACGAGTCTGCTGGCTTCACTGCGCTCAAAGAAAATCTCAACTACTCAGCAGAAGGATTGACCAAGGTCTGGCCTAAGCGGTTTCCATCTTTGGATGTTGCCCAGCCATATCACCGTAATCCAGAGAAGATCGCCAACAAGGTTTATGCTGACCGCATGGGCAATGGTGACGAGGACTCTGGTGAAGGGTTCAAGTACCGTGGTCGTGGCTTGATCCAGTTGACTGGCAAGGATAACTATCGTGCTTGTGGTGAAGCTTTGGGTGTTGATCTGGTAGAAGATCCAGACCAAGTGTCCAGTCCCAAGTTTGCTGCCTTATCTGCTGGCTGGTTCTGGGATAAGAATAAGTTGAATCAGTATGCTGATGCCAACGATATGACGACCTTGACCAAGCGGATCAATGGTGGAACCCATGGCATGGAAGATCGGGTAGCCCGAACACAACACGCCTTGGATTCCTTGATGGCTTAATCTTGGCCCAGTAGCCAAGTGTGAAAATCTACAGGGGGATATCCAAGAGATTGACACCTCTTGCAATACTCCCTGTATTCCCGATCAAGCTTCTCCCAGTCCGTCTGATCCATCGGCTTTCTCCTCAAGCTGTGCGCCCAATCGCTTCAGGCGCAGTTGGTAATCCCCAAGCAATTTGGCTTTATGCTCAGGGTTGATCTTGTTGACCTGATCTTCATTTGCCTCTTTCAGCTCCCTCAGTTTGGTCATCTTGTTGCGAGTTGTCAATGAGGATTCCTCTACCTTTTTACGCAATTCAATGGTTCCATTGGTGTATGCATCTGATGTCTCATACTGGCGTGACCCTTTGCCTGGTATGGTCAGCGTATATGGAAGGGTAGCGGCTGGCGCTGGTGGCTTGATGGCATCCAAAGGGTTGGACGCTGGCGCTAACTTGCGACTACCAGCATTGCCATCATCATCTTCTGGAGCGATGCCACAGGCAGACATGAGGCTGTACCTACGGGCATAGGTCAAGGCACTGGCATAGCCTTGTGGATCTTGCTTGACAGCAGGGAAGTGGACGATACCGCACTCCAGCATCTCACCAGACTCATGCACAAACACTGTCTCGCACATGATGCCATCATTGCAGTCGTAATTTTTTTGCAGTAAAAAGATGCCGTTCTCATTTAGGGCATCGATCACCGCTTCGACACAAGCAGACAAGTCTGCATACCGACTACGGAAATGAGGGTTTGTACTGGTCTTTAATGCTGGGCCAAAGGCTCGTTGGGCTTTGACCAGTGCTGATGCAATCTGTTTCATTTGGATTCCTTGATGGTGAGCGTTGACTGACGGACTGAGTAAGCTTCTTTGGGTGGCGTGATCTTCTCTGGTGTGGCTTTGTAGTGACGCATAGGCCACTTGATTGACCAGTGACCAACCTTGGCGCTGGAGTAATCTTTCATCATCACCTTGAGATCTTTCTCCCACATATCAATGTCTTCCTGGATGCTGGCAATCTTGTTCTTGGCAAGCACAATGTCAGCCACCAGATCTTCTGCATCGATGCCAAGCTGGACTTCCTCTTCCCTTGCTGTAGGCCAGATGCGGTTGGCATCTTTACTGTCAGCGGCTGGGTAGTACTGAGCTTCACCAGTCTCTTCAAAAGTGGTGAGTCTGCCTTGAAAGTCGATGGCAAGGTTCTCAATCTGTGCCATGGTTTCAGGATGAGGTTTGAACAAGAAGATACGCAGTTCAACACCTGAATACAGACAACCAATTGCTGCCCAGTGCAGAGTAGTACACATCATCACACCTTGGACTTGGATTGGCCCACGATAGAGTGGCAAGACTTCCTCTGCATGACCACGGGTAAGCTTAGACTCCAGCACACCATTGCCAGTCAACTCAATGCTATCTCCATCTACCACATAGATGCCTTTGCTGGGGTCATGGTTGATGACCATGGGCTTGTCAATGTAGGCAATGGCATCAGCACTGGCGGCAAGCGCAAGGTTAGGATGTTGGAATGCCTTGTCTGGCATCACATAGCGGTCTATGCCGAGGCGCTTTGCCATCTCAGCAATGATTGCTGGCTCCAAAGCGTTACCCCAGTCTGCCGCTTCACCAGCTTGGGTTCTGGCATCTTCACCCAAAATTGATTTCATGCAGAACATCAGCACATCATTAGGGCTGGAGTAGGGACTGACACCAAACAGGCTGGGCAGTTGCGAACAGGACAGCATGGTGTCCGAGGTTAATTTAGGCATCTTTACTCTCCACGATCATAAGAACCCGCTGATTTCTTCCTGACTTACCAGGGCGGGTCAACCCAGTGTCAACGATGTATCCCTTGTCAAGCAAGGCACGGAACCGAGCGGTCACTGTAGAGTAGGGGTAGCTCGATAGTTGAGCTAGTACCTCATCTTGAATGCAACCATTGGGATAATCAGCAATCACCCCATAAACAACTTGCTCCATGTTGGTGGTGTCCACCGACTTGGCTGCGTCTTTGCTGGTTTTGGGATCTTTTTTGCGTACAAGCTTTTTCCAGTATGTACCGAACTCCATTGAACTCTCCTTAGTAGGTAGGTTGTTTGCCTTGCATGATTGCAAAGTGATAGCAGTATACAACACCAATAAATGCTGAGTTTCTAGGTGCTTTCCCTAATCACATGATTACATTTTGCAATATACTTGCAAGCATGAAACATACAATCAATCCAAAAATTGAAGTCACTCCACTTATGGTGCGAGTCCGTCCAGCCAGCAAAGAGATCCTTCGCAATGCGGCATTGGCACAGCGCAGATCCATGGCAGCAATTGTTGACGATCTGATCATTGATAACTTGGGTCGCCAGTACTCCAGTGCTGACAACAGACTGCAATCATTTCTGAGGAGTGGCAATGAATAAATGGGAACCGCCAAAAGGTACAAAGATCATCATGCCCAGCATTCGTGTGACTGCTGACAACTTTAAGTACCAGCGTGGTGCTGATGTCCAAGCCACATGGCGTAAGCATGGTTGGACACCGCCCAGCTTGGAAATGTCACCACCACCACCTGAAAAGCCTTCAGATCTGCCATTCATCAAGCCATTGAGGGCAGTCAAATGACACGCCAAGATGCAGATAGGGTGTTGGACTGCGTAAGGGAAGGTGAAGCCATGCCATCCAGTCTGGTTGACCGAGCATTACAAATTACAGGGGATCTCAATGACTTTCATGGTGAATTTTGTCGTATGTGGAGAGCCTGTGGCGAAAGGCAGACCAAGATTCGCAAGGCAGAAGGGATTCGTAAAGACATACACGCCCAAGAAGACAGTGGATTGGGAGCAGGAGATAGCCAAATCAGCGAGGCAAGCCATGGGTAGCCAAGATCCTTTGGACACGCCTATAGCCTTGTCTGTGCGGGTCTACAAAACAATCCCTGTCAGCTGGTCAAAGGCCAAGCGCCAGCAAGCTGAGTCTGGGGATCTCAGACCAGTAAATAAACCAGATATTGATAACTACATCAAGGCCGTCATGGATGCTGGCAATGGCATCTTGTGGGTGGACGACAGCCAGGTGTGCGAGTTGCACAGTATTAAGGTATATGGATCACCTCGTATTGAGGTCACAGCAATGGAGCTTTTGCCATGAATGAAGAAACTTTGGAGCAACGGATCAGCCACCTTGAACACCAGTTTGAGCAAATGGCTGAATCCTTCCACGCCAACAGCCAGTTGATGGTGATGATGGCAAGAGAACTTAAACGAATCAAAGATGCAATGGGTGATGAAGATCCCATGGGAATGCAATGAAAGGTGGATCTAGAAAAGGATCAGGACGTAAGCCAATCCAGATTGATGAGCGCAGAGCATTCACTCTGTTTGACCAAGGCTTTAGCAAGTTGGACATTGCCAATAGATTCGGTGTCAACTACAACAGTCTGAGGACTATCTTTCGCAAGGCTGGCAAGTTCAAGCCATCCATCAAAAGGAAACCAGATGGAATTTAACGAGTGGGAACAAGAGAGTTCAGCTAGGCAGAGGGCAGTGCAAGCCAATATGAAAGATGACCAGTATGTTGCTGGATGGAATGCTGGCTTAGATTTAGTGGCAAGTAGAATTGAACACGACTTTGTTAACGCATTTGGCAAGGACACACTAAGCAGCATTGCCATCTACATTAAAGGTATGAAAAAATGACACAAGATGAAATCATTGAGATGGCAAAGCTGGTGCAATCAAAGCCAGAGGTGAAGCATGAGTGATTACGACATGAAAATTCATAGCAACCCAGACGCACAAGCGTGGGCAAAGTTTTTCATTCATACAAAAGAAAAGGCAAACTGGCAGCTTGAGGATATTGATGAGGCACTAATGCTGGCTTGGTTTGCAAACGCAATGATGGCAATGTATGATTATTTAAAGTCACAGCGTACATGGGTGGGGCTGACGGATGAGGAACAACAACAGGCATATGACCAATGGCAGAACTATGGCTGGGGTGTTTTTTATAACGCAATTGAAGCCAAGCTCAAGGAACGCAATGACCACAGCATTTGATTACAAAGGCCAGCCCTCTGTTTGGTTTACAGACACCAAGATGAAACGGTTCAAGCAAGGCGAAGAGTTTGCCAAGCGCAAGCAAGACAAGGGTGACATCAACGACAAGAATCAGGTCTTCATTTATTCCAAAGCTTTATCGGGAGCAAAGAAATGAACAACCCGCCAGCATTTCCAATCCACTGGGAAAACCACCATGAAGGCATGACCTTGCGTGATTATTTTGCGGCAAGGGCTATGCAAGTCATTTTACAAAGCCAATATCAAGATGGAATTTATGTTGGTGACTCAGACAATGACTCAGAGCAGGTGTGTGCAAGAAGTGCATACATAATGGCAGACGAAATGCTGAAAGCGAGGGAGTAATGATTGCCACAATCTTATGTTTATTCATTGGTGCTGCCATCACAATTGGTGGATTGATTGCGTTTGCATATTGGTTGGCGTGGTTTCAAGAGAATGAAAAAACAACTGCACGATGAAACGCTGGCTCGGTTAGTAAGGTTAGCCAATACACCAGGCTGGAAGGATTACGCATGGGGCTTGGCAAAGGAGCTAGACGCTGATCCTTATGATACTTTCAAGGGAATCAAGCAAGATCTGGTGAAAATTATGCTGGCGCAAAAGGCAAATGCTGCGGAAAATTCCAGCAAAGTCGAATAGAAATTTGCCATGCGCCCCATACCAGTGGTGTTTGGTTTTCCCCCAATTTCATTTTTTTGCTGGTTGTAGGTAGCATGGTTTACTGTATGCATACCCAGAAAATCAGCCTGTAATACCTAAAATTCACCTGTTGAAAACAAAGGTATCAATCAACGGGTAAGCCATGGGAAAACCTGCCAGCAGTGGCAGCAGATCAGGGCAGATCAGCAGGCAGGCAGGTACTGGCTGTTGAATTTTCGCTGACTGTCAATAAATAAATTCAAATCTAAGGGTTTGTCCCTATTACATACAGCAGGTGGCTGCGTTATATTCTGTGCATCGGTTAGCAATTCAGCGCCGATACATTCTGAAACCACCTACTAAGGGGCTTGAAATGAGAAAAGACTATTCTTTTACTATGTACCTAGGGCTTAAATCCTGCCTGTGTTTTATCGGATAT